CAGAATATCAGGGAGGATATGAACAGACCTTTAAAGATTAGTAGCGGAGTACGCTGTGCTAATCATAATTCCAAGGTAAGTTCAACTGGAAGTACTGGACCGCACGTACCAAGAACTAATGGTACAATGGCAAGCGATATTTTAATCGCAGGAGCAGATGCATTGAGGCTTATAGATATAGCGAGGAAGCATGGGATAAGTGGAGTAGGTATATCGCAGAGAGGCAACCATGCAAAAAGATTCATTCACATAGATACACTCTCTGACGATAAACATCCTAGACCTACTATGTGGTCATATTAACTACCAAAAGGGTTAGCATCAGAAGTAATGTCAGGGTGTTCAAGAGAATCAACATAATTTACTTCTTCATTTATATGCATTGAATTAGCAGACTCATGCACTTTTGGAATAATAAACTTATCTACTAAGACTCTAAACTTCTTATTCCATTTACCCTCCTGATTCTTCCATGATTGTACCTGGATAGACCCTTTAGCAACAAGGATTTCATCTCCTTGTCCTGCTTTTTTCATAAACTCTGCAGATAGTCCATATACAACACAGTCAACAAAAGTTGATTTTTCATCAAACTTCTTCTTCCTGTCAATCTCCCTGCAACCTATAGCAAAATTACAGTATGCTGTTCCATTCTTAGTTTCACCATGTTCAGGTGCTTGTGCTATATTACCAAATAGTTTTACATCATTCATATTTACCTTTAGTTAATAGTTATTTTGTAAGTGTTTGACTAATGTTTCTTTAAAGTCAATATCACCATGTTTTTTTAGTACCTCATCTACAATTTCAACTGGTACATATGGATATACTGTTTCAGTAAATTTTGGAGGTTGATCATCAAAAGTAGACTCTACATACTCTGAGATTAACGGTTCTTCTACTGAAGGAAATCCAATCTCTACAGATTCATAATGATCAGCATTATGTTCCTTTGGAGTAGAGTAATGGGTTTCACCTGCTTGAACAGACATATTAAAACCGTCTGTACAGTAAATTAAAGGACACACCTGCATCTCCATCTGGATTGTAGAATATTCCTTTATATATTGATTAATATTCATATTTACCTTTAGTTAATTATTATTTTACCAGCTCCGTCCGTCCATATCTTACTTGCAGTTACTTTCCAGATGGTTGCATCTTCTTTATGCGTTGCATCAAAAAGTCCTTTGAGATAATTATCAATATCAGGCCGTTGCTGCATAGGTTTTCCTGCCATAAGAGCTTTCTTCTTCTTTGACCAGGATTTAGGCATTGGGACAAGAAAAATTATGTTTAACTCATCCCAATTAAATGGAGGCTCGTCAATCAATAAAGCAGACTTTTCTTTAAGTTCTTGCTTTATACGATCCCGAAAGGCAAAGAAATCTAAGACACATTGCCTTTTAGCCCATCTATCACGTTGTGTCATACGTGGTTTGCTACACGGAGGTACGTTTAGAATCATAATTTAAACTGCTTTATTATCCTTGCTTTCCTGAGTTCACGATCCGCTTTCTCTTTTTCCATATTAAGAGTATGACCTCTCTTTTTAAGTTCATCTATAACTTCACGGAGACATTTCCTACCAAAGCTCTTTATTTTAATTAAATCAGTAGGTGAATAAGTAAGCAATTGTGCTACTCTCCTGATCCCATGATTCTTAATAGCATTATATGAACGTACAGATATATCAAGTTCATCCAAATCCTGATTATCCCAATTCTCCCTAGCTTCCTGATTTTGGATGTACCGCTTAGGTTCAACTGGAGTATTTCTAGGCAAGGTTGCACTTGAACCTAATACTCGCTTTGCAGCTTTCTTTAAAGTTGATTCAGCATTCTCAACAATCTCTGCCTTGAGAGTATCTTTCTCTTTGCTGGTATCAGACTTGATCCAATCTTCAATGAGCTTAAACCTGTCCCACATTTCATCTTGGAGATCACGATAATCTTTTCGTAATTTATGAAGTTCTTTATCAGTTGTGTCGATAGCATTATTAACCCTATCCTCTAAAGTCTCTAATTGGATTAATATGTACTTCGCACTTTTATCATCGAGTATCTTAAGTTTATCATTAACCTCTGCTCTCCAGTTCTTACTTGTGTCGATAGCTTTATTGAGTCTTCCCTCTATTGCAGGTATTTTATCCAAAACCTCTCGGGGCCATTTCCCTTCTGAGCTAAACGCTTCTGTTGCTTGAGCTATTGCGCTGATTTTCTTTCCAAGCATATCTTCTGATGCTTCTAATGCCTGGTAATCAACAAAGGCTAACTGCTCTTGAAGTGCAGTAATTACTTGTGCAACTATATTATCGGCATCTCCATGTCCATTATTATTTTGGATACTGAGGAACATTCGACCGATCTCTTTGATTTCTTCGCTATTCATATCTACCTTTTTAGATTAGTTTGAGCTGACTTTCATCTACTGGTTTCCAGCGATAGTCAACTAGATTATAAGTTCCTTTCTTGAATTTACTATTCAACTTCTTAGTCTGTGAGTTGCCATTCTTTAACTCCTCTACAGATAGGAACATTTTCTTTCCGTCATGTTCTACTTCCAATCCTCCTTCCTTTATTGCCTTGTTTACAATATAATCTCTAACTGAGACGAGATGACCCATCCAGAGTTTCTTCACTTTTACTGATACCATATATCCTCTTTATGTAAAACATTGTCATACAGAGCGATCTGGAGACGCACTAATCCAAATTTTGGGCGTGATCATAGAAATAACAGTAATCTCGACCATGTGCATCTCTAGTTAGCCTAAATCTCATACCATCTTGTACACCTTCATGTGGTGCTTTAACCAAGTGGTTTGTTTTAGACTCTCCTTGCATTATTGCATTTACTAATTTAGGAACCATTTCCTTTGAAATCTTAGTATAATTTTGTTTACTCTGTTTCCCATATTGATGTTCCAGGTTAGCAGACTGTCTTTTAAAGAAATTAACCTCTTTTTCTTTGTAAATTTGCATAAATTCTGCTATAGTAGGCATCTTAAGGGTAACACCTTTGCCATCAGTAATCTGTTCATATGCTTCTCTCAACAGATCAGTATTTGGGATACCTAATTTCTGTTGCCATATTACCAGTTTACTCTCCTGCATTGGAATATTGAATGCTTCGCAAAGTTGAGCGACTAACATTCTTACTTGTGGATGTATGTTCGGCTCTTGTATTTCCATTTTCAAATTCCTTTCTAGCTATAGCCATTTGATGACTTGTATCAAGATACTGTCGATTATTTTTGGTTGGTTGGGCATTATTTATGATGCCGTTGTATTGATTGCCTTTATTGCCAATACCTTGCCAACCGTTGAGCATAACAGCATTTAGTAGTTCATTAGGATCAACCCCATCACCTTTAGCTCGTGCTAGTGCTTTGATCATTAATTCTTCTGCATGTGGAGTCATTTTCTTCTTGATCGTGACTCTGTGCTGTTTGAAGTGCTCCCAAACTATAGGATCTATATAGTCTGGTAATCTCTGATCCGATGCTAACCGAGTAAAACACTCTTTAACAATTGCAATAGCATCTCCTTCAATAGTTCCTTCCCATTGAAGCATCTTGAACTCTTTAATCATCTGGTTCATACATTCTTTAACTGTTTTCATGCTGCCTCCTCCATTGCTTCTTTTAAAACATCCTTGAATAGCCGACTGACAGCATTTTTATGTTCCAGAGTCTCTTTTAACTTAGGCTTATAGGTATTTCGTCTTCTCTTTAAGTCTTGCTCAAAGTAACCCATAATAACCTCATTGCATCGTACTATTCCTTCTACATATGCAGATTTTCTAATTGGAGTTACGAAATCACTCATGCACCCTCCTTTGGAAACTTACCATTGAGATATTTCATGAATATAACAAGCGATTCATAATCCTTGAACTCCATTGTACTCTTCCAGTTAGCAATAGAAGTCTCACAAAACTCTTTCAGTAAGTCTTTATTACCAAGATTTGCTTCTGCATGTACTGATATTGCACTTTCAGCAGCATCATCATTGAAATCTGCAAGTACTAAGGCTAGTAATTCTTCTCTATCTGCATCAGGGCAACCTTCAACGAAGATTTTGGCTATTGATGTCCTGTATTTGACATACAGATTTTCACCAATACTTGCTTGTGGTGCTTCCATCATATTTGTCAGTTCCTTTTTCTTAGTCTGACTTTTCTTAGCTTTCTTTACTTCCTGCTGCTGGATTGCACCATCAACCTCATTTGCTGAAGCATAGGCATCTTCAATACCAATACCAAAAGCTGCTAATGCTCTTCCAATTGCACTAGTTTCGCAATTTTCTACATAACTAGTAGCATTAACAAAGGAATTAGGATCATCTTGTCGTTCATGTGCAATTCCACTACCAACAACACGACCAGTTTGGTCTGTGATCCATGCTTGTATGATTATTTCACTCTTTTCTTTGTGCCACTCTATTACTTTGGTTTTTATACCAAACATTTCATCTTTGTCACCATAGTTTTCACGAAGATGCTTCACACGTTCATTTACTTGAACATATGGCTTACCTTTAATCATCGTTTTTTCCATCTTAACCTTTCAGTTTAATGTTAATTACCAATTAAAACCTTCACCTAGTGAAGATTATTTGTAAGATTACTCAGAGACAGCGTAAGAATTACCTAACCCTGGATTGGGTGACTCGACAACCGAGCCAAACAGTAAAGTTATGTATTCCGTATTGCTTTACCAGTTATGTCATTGAAGGAATTAAACAAGAGAATGAAAACAAAAACTCTTGCCGAGGATTCCCTCTCCTGGCTTAATCTCTGAGCAACCGAATTACTTCTTGAGCTCTCTAAATTGTACAGATTGATTTGTTTCACAAATTTCGTCTACTAATCCACTATATTTATCAGTAAACTTAGGTTTGTCAAACTTTTGGCACTCTTCCCATTCTTTAGGGAACTTGGTTTTGACATCTTTCTCCTCATAACTTCTTGCTTCTTTCCTAGTACATTTGAGCTTTGTCCCATCACTTAGCCTTGCACCTTGTGATGTTCCAATACTATTCTGCATTATTATTCTATCTTCAATATCTGCTTCTTTCATTAATTTAGCCTGTATCTTCCTTTCTCTTGTTCTAATCCAGGCTTCTTCTCCTGCAGTATCCATTGCGATGAAATTATCGTCATGATCCCAATTCTTAATAGTGAAATCATGTGATGTACTTGGTACTGGCCCTCCTTTTACATTAGGGTTTCTTCTGGCTTCTTGTACGAAGCTCCAGAATCGGCATACTGCCTGTGTATATGAATCAAGTAGTTCTTTATCTCTTTTAACTACATAATGTCGCAGAGGCTCGTGTGGCAACTGTACGAACACAAATACTGCATTGACCTCTGGATGTACTACCAAATAATGAATACATTGCATTAAATTCCATACAGGAATCTCGTCTGTACCCTCTTCTCCATAATTCTTTGCAGAATATGTCATAGGGCATTTGATCTCAGCAATTACCTTCTTATACCTCTTGCCAAATGCTTCTATCGTATTTCCTACCAGAGTTGCATCAATGTGAGCATACATAAATGGATACTTCTCACTCCAATGTGTACTCTTGTCTCTACGGAGTTGATATTTTGTTGTCTTATTTATTTTTTCTAGTACTGGACCTTCTAGCCATGATCCCCATTCTACTGAGGGCTTATCACTTATGTCTTTTTCTTTCTGTCTACCCAATTTGATATTGAATAGCTCATATTGGCTTGTTGCCCAACTACTCATTTGAGGAGTCATAATATTAGCAGCAGCATATGCTTCCGATCCGCCAATACCCTGCAGTCTTGCAACTTCATCTCCTGGTTCAAAGTCTTTCTTGACTGTCATATTACCCTTTTTAGTTTACGATTAACCTTAGTTCTGCTTTACGTTTTTCAATTGCCAGATGAACAGCAGATATTATTTCGGCATTATGTCTACTCCCTTTAACTACCATACCAACGTAAGGCAGACTAAAGCCTGTTTGCACAGCAATAGGTTCTAGTTTTATATTAAATTCAGTACAGATGTCTCTTAAATTCATAATCCTCCTTTCTGTTATGTTATCTATACTTTACAAGTTATTTGATATAAAGTCAAACAAAATGTTCACCAGGTGAAGGATTTTAAAACCAGCAGCTATAATATATATAGTTACCTTTTTTGGTTTCGTCTAATGCCCATTCACAGAACTTTAGATCCTTATCTTTCTCTTCAATAGCAGTTTGATCTTGCCATTGTTGACCCCAAAAGAACCCACCATCACTTTCAGGTAGTTTGTCAGACTTTATTATGTCTTGTAGTTCTTCGAGCTTTTCTACTGGTAAATATAATGGAATACAATTGAAAGCACCTAAAGGATGACTGTCAATGTGTTCCTGATCTTCTATGATATTTCCAGCTTCTACTTGATCGTAGTAATACTCATGCATAAATTGATGTAGTTTTGTATGTTTACGCCATGAAAACTCTGATTCTGGTAATTCATCTTCCATACCTAATGGATGATCTTCTGAATCAACACTACATGCATACATATCTAAACCCATAATTACCTTTTTGTTTGATTGTTAAAGAAAAGGACAACGATACACGCTCTGATTCAGCGATGTCTAATCACCTTACTCAAACCTCCTCCTCACCCTGCCTCTCGTTGTCCTAATTAAAGTCTGACCGAATAGTACCTATCTGGTCAAAAAATCCTATTAGTACTATCCCGATTAATTTGTACGCATAAGCCTTACACGTACAAAAAATGTATTCGCACCCACCCCTAACCCTTTTTGCTATATATCTAATCTCCCTCAAGTCCCATAAAGCCAAAGTGTTCACCCACTTTTACGAATCCAACTTAAGGATTCAGACCTCACCCTCATTACCTGGTGTCTAGATTGAACAGCGCAGCAAGTAATTACTGGATATATAGAATGCATGTCATCTATTCAGGGTATTCCCTACCCTATCAGGATGACGGTAAAAGCAACTTCCATGTTGCCACTTATAGGCACGACTCACTGTGCCTAGTTAAGTACTACCTCCCTTCTCCGACTTCTGACAACTTCTATGTCAATATCTTCTGGAGCTTCTACTATTGTAGGTGCTGTAAACTCTACAAGCTCATCTATCATAGATGTCAAAGAGATACCTCTGCTAAATAGCTGATGTGGATTAGAGTACTTTTTAAATGACTCTGTATATGCATTTGTAAGTGACCATGCATTTCTAGGTTTAAACTCTGGGAAACTAGGTACTCTCCACTCATCAAGTACTCTTTTTATAGAAGAGGGAGATATTACACCTCGATCCATAGACTTCACAACAAAGTCATGAATAAACGGTGAACTGACATATGTAGCAGTATCTAGATTCTGTACCTGGTTCTCCTCAGGTAGAGGAAACGCTTCATATGCAGCTATTCTCTCTTCATTGATTGCATCAAACTGTGTTAGTTCAAACAATCCTCTTGTTACCATCCTCTTAAGCCTGTCACCAATATGCTTAGTGTGCTTAGATGATACCTTAACTTCTCCTGTAAACTGGAGATTTGAACATACCCAAGTATTCAATCCTGCCAGGAATAGTAACGCATATGACATATCATGAGAGTTTCTACCTCCCCATACGTTATTCCATTCTTTACCGACAGTTGGGTTTTCTATATCTAATATCCAAAAACAACGCATTGTTTCATGAGATACACCAATTTCTAGATTCTTCCACGTATAACCACATGCATCTAACTGATCCAATTGCTCACTCAGTACCTCATAATGCGACAGAGGATAGTGTGTAGCCGTTGGTGGCGGTGTTTCCATCTTATTAAGATCATCCATAGTGACCTTTTCTTTACACATTAATCGTTCCATATTTACCTTTCATTGGTTTAATATTCAATCATATCTTGAATATCATCGTTAAACTCTGGATCAACCATTTCATAGTGAGCCAGAATTGAGTCTAATATCCCCTCAAATAACTGTTTTTCAGGGTGTGTCTGAAATAGTCTCTGTTCTTTACAGTATTCTTTTACGCATCTGATAGAACCTTCTATTTCATAATAAACTTGTTCCATTTATGCAACCTCCGTCTTTCTTAAGTGTTCTTCATAATTCCAAGCCCATTCTTCTGAGCATGTACTTGGCAGTTTGCAGAATGCTCTTCCTGCGACAATGTGGGCATAACCATGACATAACTCCCCACAATATTCACATTTAGCCACATCTTCACTTTGTGGCCTTTGGTATGTCGAGTATTTGGAATTCCTGGTCATCCTTGTCCTCCTTTTCATTATTAGTTTTTTCTATATATTTCATTAAATTAGTTATTACCTTCTGTAAGACTTTCATCTGATCATCTCTTAAGTCTTCACAGGCTTCTAGAGCTTTTACTTTAGTATTTAAAGTATCCATCTCTAGCGACATAGCAATTACTCTTTCTGCATGTAATGCTTCAGACTTACTTACTTGCTCCACCCATGCTTTAGCATTTGTAAGCTCCATTTTGTAATCACTTACTTTCTCTTTAAGAGTATTTATTTCTCCTTGTATATTGAGAAACTTTATATTGACCTGATCATCCATATTCCCCTTTTCTTCTAAATGTTTATCTACGTTAGCTCCAAAATGTCCTGCTAATCCATAATGCATATTTTCTCCTAGAATGGCATTTCACGGTTGACAAGAGACTCCATTTCTTCACGAGCCTCCTTTTTAAATTTATTTATCATAACAGCAACATCAAGCGGAATCTTCCCACTTCCATTACAACTGTCACATGGTTCTGGCAATGACCTACCTTCTGATTCACTTCCTACATAGATCATCCCTGATCCAGCACAATAGTCACATGGACCAAGTGCTGCGTGTAGCATACTTTCTATTTTGTCTATTCTGTATGCATTTTCATTTACTCTTTGGAGTAATTCTCCTAGAAATTGCTTATTATCGCTCATATTCTCCTCTTATTTCGGTGTACACCAAGTTCACCTAGTATAGCTCTTACTTTAATAGCTCTAGGTATATCGTGATTAGAGTGAAGATACTCGTCATACAAGATTAATGCTTCTTTTATTATCTCAAATGTCTCTGTATCTCCTTTTGTGATCAGATTTACTACCTTTGCTTTCATAGATCTCCATTCAATTTAGCGGTTTGTAATGTTATCTCCTTGCACATTAAAAATACCTCACGCACCGAAGCACATGAGGCACTTTATACTACTTAGCAGGTAATGTCTTCAGCCTTGCTGTACCTTCCCACTTGGAAACTACAAACGCTTTGAACATTTCCCACGCTTTACGCATAGGCCATACTAAGAATATCTCAACTGGAGATAGTAATAAATCAAACATCAGAGCTAAAATTCTCTGAATATCCCACTTATTAGGATTAAGACCTAATTTTACTCTTTTTGCCTTAAGTCCAGCACTTAGTAACATAACACTGATTTTCTTAACAGCATTAGTTTGCATTACTTTACTACTAGCACTTACAGCGACTTGCTTGCCACCTATTCTTATTGTTCTTCCTAAATTAAACATATTCACCTCTTATTTGAGATTATTTGATTGCCACCAATTCATATAGTGTCCAGCAAAGTATGCTATTGCTATAGGAATTATTGGTACTACTGTAATAACCACCATGATTACTACAAACATAAAAACCCAATTTGTTGGGCTTGCTTCGCCTACTTGTTTATTTACATAATTTGATCCTCCAGTAAGTATTACTTTCACATCATCTAATGTATCTATCTCAGTAGGCTCACTTTTCTGAACTTCATGTTCATATTTTGTTATCATACGCATCTCCATTGTATGTTTATTGAAAATGAGCAGAGTGTATCAGCGACTAACTTTACTCTATCAGGTTGCGACCCTGACCATGAACCCTGTCATGTTGTATACAGTTGTTAGTGAAGTATTGTAACTTAGTTCGCATCCGTTACAATTACTGATACTGACGTTTGTACCTCAGTGCACTCACTTTTCAATGAATTGAACCTTCTCAAACTGACGTTTCTCTGCTCAAGTTCTAATTAGCGGTTTGTTCTGCTCCCTTAGAGCCCCAAAAAATAGAGTACACACCGTAAAGTGTGCACCCTATTGGCTTACTAAGCAGACTTCCTACTTTTAGCACCCTCGGACACATCTCGATCACCAGGAGGTGCGAACATGTTATAGGCACTATCAGGATCACGCTTAACATGCTGAGTGAAAGTTTCAACAGCGAAATCGCTCGAATCCTCAACCCAGAATGCGGGCGCATTGTTTACACCAACAGCATCCAGCCGATCATGTTTCAAGAACCGTGATTGGTTCATACTGAAATCCAACTGCGCCTCATCGGTCGCAGAAGCATCCAGTTCCGCACCGATTGCATCATGCAGGGCACGATCTACACGGATGTTACCATGTAGAGTAAACTTGCTCTCATCCTTCTTGTTACGAAGGAGAACAGCGGAACCACAAGTGCTAGACTTCTGGTTTTTCAAGAGTGCGTCATACTCTTCTTGTGTTAATTGCACCATTTCCACTTGTTGTTTTGCAGACATAATATTACCTCGATTCAGGTTAGCACTTTGAACGTGCAGTAACACACACAGTATACACAGTGTATCTGCATGTGGTTGAAGTGAGATCGTGTGACGAGCGCAAGCGAGGCTGTCAAAACCAATCTCAAGCGAAGTATCAATTGCGATGGTTGCATGTGTGTAAACGTGTAAGAAAGAAGTAAACGTGTTAGAAAGATACCTTTTAACGCACAGATAGCATGCAGTTGAGTGCGACGATTATTCTTTTTGATATACTGCTATTATGATAGTTGAGATGCATTTTTAGGTCGACGACTTTGGAGGAGAGCATGCATCGTAAGGTTTTACACCTTCAACTATTAGAATACACGTATATCAGAATGATCGAGCATGTAAACAAATGTCTTGTAGTTATTCTCAAAATAGGTTATATATACATATCTAAGTATTACTTTCTTAATACAGTATAAACTAAGAAAGATATTACTATTGTTATTATTAGTGTCTAATCATGTAGTAGTAGGATAACTATTATATAGTCCTGTCTACCCTCTATACATGTGTGTCTTCTGTTAGGACAAGGTATAGTTTTAACACACAGTACACACACAGATTGTTTTAACACACAGATTAGTCATGCCACCCCTCCCCACAAAAAGACCACCTCGGGCTCCTATAAACATCCCTATCACCTACACGGAGAGAAAATAGGTAAACAAGAATAAACTTGACATTATTTATATATTTTCTGTATACTGCGTTCTACTCCAGTATTCCAGGTTATTACCTTTCTCCTGCTGAAAACTGGGGATTACCAAAAGAGCCCCTTGTGTATCTTTCTCCGCATGAGGGGCTAACCATAGAGAGCGATATGCCAGACAGTGAACTATTTATTGAGAAATATGTAGAAACAGGCGACATACTCTGTTCTCTTCAGGAGGGAGGGTATAAGCTGAACAAGACTACTGGCTACAACCTCCGCAGAAAATTCCAGGATGAAATACAGAAGAGGGTACAAGAGCGTTTGCGTGGAAGTGGACCAAAGGCTTTGAGTGTCGTTGAGCAATTGATGATAAGTGCTGATAGCGAAACTGTTCGTTTGGGTGCAGCAAAGGATATGCTTGATCGTGGAGGTTTTAAGGTTTGGGAGGATGAGGGGATTGGAAAGACAGTTGAGGAGATGGAACAACAGTTAGTTGCACTAATTGGCAAAGATGGTGCAAAGATGTTAGTGAGTTCAGTCAGGACTCGTAAATCAATAAGTGGACCAGAATTGGCAGAGGCATAATGGGAAAAACTTTGATAAATCCTAAGAACCAGGTAACGTATGGTGGTGATGACGAAATTCCACAAGAAAACTACTACAATGGAGTATTCTTTTCAAATCCAGCAGTAGCTGCGATGTTCGCCAATAACAATTGGAGTACCACATTGCCTGTCGGGCCTCAGTCTGATCCTGAACCTGATGACGATGACGATGACGATGACGATGACGAAGATCTACAAAACACCGCAAGACCAAACCGCCCACAACGACCAAGACGAACTCCTCCAGGTTTTCATTATGAAGGAGATACACTTGTTCCAAATGAAGGTACAGTTTATAACGAAGAAACAGGCGAATGGGATATAAATCCACCAAAGAAGGATGAACCGACAAATCAACCAGATGGAGATGGTGGAACTGGTGATGGCGGTACTGGTGATGGCGGTACTGATGATGGTGGAACTGATGACGGTGGGACTCCTTCAGGAGGAAGTGGTCAGCCTGATACAGATGGAAACGATGACGATGACGATGAGGATGAGGGTGAGGGTGGAAATCCACATTGGTCTAACCCTTCATTAGGTGGTGGTGGGTTTGAAACGGCTCCTGGCGTAGAACCAACAGGAACCTTTCAAGAAACAATCCAAGAACATAAAGATAAGCAACTTTCTGCAGCATATCGTGCTAGAGATTTAGACATGGGAGATATGTCAGGCATAGTTGGTAAAGGTATAGGATGGCAATCTCGTGAAGGAGCAAGTACATCATCGGGGAATTTAAGACGAAGTATTAGGAAGCTCGCTCCTTCATTAATCAATAAAACAGCTAAGAAAGAATAATGTAACGAGGCACAATGGGAAAAACCTTGATAAATCCTAAGAACCAGAAAACGTATGGTGGTGACGACCAAATTCCAGACGAAAACTACTATAATGGAGTATTCTTTTCAAATCCAGAACTAGCTCAGATGTTCAGAGATAACAATTGGAATACCACATTGAAAGTGGGAGATCCTGAACCTGAACCTGAAACTGAAACTCCGAGAGGAGGGGCAAAAAAAGATGGGTCTAAGAAGAAGTGGCATTGGATTGATGATGATCGTATTCCTAGCCAAGCAGAGATTGATTTTTATGCAAGTTTCGATGAAGAAGGGAATCCTACAGAAGAAACCACGATAACACAAGATCATCTCGATGAAATTGGCATGGGTGGAGGAGATGATGGACAAGGATTTACAGTAGATGATGTTGGTCCTGGCGTAGAAGTAAATGCTGATGAAATACCAAAAGAAATGCCAGGATTTACTTCTGAGCATAACCCCTACATAGATCCCATGACAGGAGAAAAGAAGTTTCTAACTAGAGAGCAATGGAGTGCATCTATAGGAGAAGACGAAAAATATGGTAAAGGTAGAGGGTTCACCGCACCTGAAGGTGGAAAAGTAAAATCAGGTACTTTAAGGCGAAATATTAGGAAGATGGCTCCCTCATTGATCTCTGGTAGTAGAACATCATGACCGAAGATCAGGTAAAAAGTTACGATTCTGATGGAATGATCTATGTGAGGCCGACTTCAGGCAAATATGCTAATGATAGTACAAGCTCCTTCATAACTTGCCTTGCAGAGTTTGAGACTATTCAAGAAGCCGATGATTTTAAAGAAAAGTGGGCAAAGGCATCGAATTCTAAAGAAGTACGCAAGTTTCTTCTAGATAAACATGAATTAGATCATCCAGAATGGTTTAGGCTCTCTGGTAGATTGAGAGATGAATATATTGATTACTATCATGACACGGTAACAAATGAGAACAATATTCAATAAAGCAGATAAGAACAGAACTGAGTACGAAGAAAATATGCCGAAGCAAGGGTTTAAATCTGGTGAAAAGATAAATGAAGAGCTCCTGGACGAACACAATGCCAGGACAAAAGGGAAAACATTACTCACTACAGGGCTAACTCGCTGATATGGCAAAGAAATATATCGAGGTCAAGGGGCCATTTCAAATAAGGAATAAGGAAGCTGCAAGTAGAATTAGCAAAGAAATTTTACGGCTTGCGAAAAAACATCCTTCTGCGAAATTTATTCTTCGGGAGAGTCATCGTAAACAGGGATCGGGAAGTGTATATAGTGCTGCATTCCAGACTCTTACTAAAAATGACATGGGGGATAGGATACATGTCGAGAAAGCAAAGCATGGAAGAGGATATGCACATTTGGGTCCACCATCTAAGGTTCGTGAAGGAAAGATAGCTAAACTTGGTGCATTTAAAGTTGCAGAGTTCACTTTTTCTGGCAAAGTTCCTTCTGCAGAATACAAGGCATGGAGAGAAGTTGACATAAGTATCAGTAAGGAAAAGACTTGGGACCCTTTAAGAACTAAAGGTCAGCATTTAGTCTCATTTGGCTACAAGCCTGAGAAAGTAAAGAAGTATGTTGGTGGTACAGCAAGTGCATCTAAAAAAGTTGATGCATACATTGACAGAGTTTCTGAGTATGGGAGGAAGAAAGGTGCAAAGCAAACCTCTGTAGATATCGCAATTGAGTATATACAGGACAAGAGCGACGAGTTTGCAGAAACCCAACGATACCAGAATCCAAGTGCAGAGCCAATACATATGCTCTCTAAAGCAAGACAGACTAGATTAGAGAGACTACGCAAGAATTATGGTACTATACCAGTACAAACTGGCAAAGTAAATATTGAAGGTGCTGGTAAAAAGAAGATTGTTCCCCAAGTTCCCATACAGACTGATCCGCACAAAATATATCGTAGTAATATTGCAACATCAACTAAAGAGAAGTTTAAAGGCGAGGCTAAGAGGGGATTGCCTGGAACTGGTTTTAGGGAAAGTGGAACTTCTACATCTTTTGAACCAGTTGGTATAGCTAGCGAGATTAATCCTGGGAGAGAGTTTGATGAAGATGCAGTAATGTCACATAAAGATGATGCACCACGTTATCCAACTCATTCCAGTGAGCGAGTTACCTTCCCTGCAGATCAAAAGCCTTTAAAAAATGTGAAACCAATTAAGTTTCCTGCAATTACAACAGCAGGGAAATTTGATCCCAAGAATCGCAAATACACTCAATTTGGTGAGTCTAAAACACCAAAGCCTGAAACACTTTCCGTAGCACAAAAGAAAGAATACAGAAAGCATGGGCTTAAAGTGCCAACGAATGTTGTACCCATAATACAACCCTTCAGTCAAATATCATCTGGACTGATACAATGGGATAAATATAAAAGTGAATTAGACTCATCACACAGTATTACTCCTTCAGACGAATTTAAGAAATCATCCTTTGAATCACCTGATATTGCTTCTGCAGATAAAGGAGGAGGAGGTAATATGCAGACACATACAGACGAGTTCATTGATAGAAAAGCACAGGGAATGAGGGATGACCTGTCAAATATAGAGAAAAAACCCTGGCTGATTGATAGTGTTAAGGTTGGAGATACTAAAAAAGCAACTAAAACCACCACTATAACTGATGTTCTCTATGGTGATGGTACTGAGCATAATCCTGCAACTGGAACACAAGATAAAGCACCATCCTCAACTTCTCCAAGAAGTGTTAGTGATCCAATTGAGCCGTACAAGGAAAAACTTCCTGATCTACCACCAGGAGTAAGAAAAACCAAAAAACCAGAGAGTCGTGAACGGAAACATCAACGTAGATTAGAGAACCTGAAAACCGAGACAACTAATATCTCAATACATAAAAATAAAAAAGGAGAAGAATACTTCCGCCTCAATAAGAATCCAGGATATGATAAAGAAGTACGGACTAAACATACCCTTGAAACTATGTCCATAGAAGAACAGGGACGGAAAGAAGCAGCCAAACGAAAAGAGGGTAGTACAAGAGCGCAGCAAATTAAGAAGAATTATGTTGAATTCCGCAATAAAGCTGTTAAAGACTTTAATGTGAAAATAGCAGCAGGAGAGACGACAAGTAAAGTAGACACTTCTGATGTAACAAGTGCGAATATCACAAAAGGAACACATAGCCCTCAGAGAACATTTTCGTTGGCGAAGAAAGCTCCACCAAAAGGGGTAACTGCAGGAAGTATGATCAGGGGTGCATTTAAACTTGGAGGGATATTAAGTGTTGGGATAGCTCCGCTTCTAGCAGTTAAAGAAGTTAAAGCTGCAGGGGCAAAACTAACTCCAGCAAATATTGGTCAAGAAACTGCTAGGTTCATGCTTGGATCGGATCGAGTATGGAGTGGAGTTGGAGCAAAGAACAAAGGATACTTCCAGAAAGTCGGCCCAACAACAAAAGGTGTCGAAGGTGGAAGACGACCTATTAAACCGATTCCAGGTGCAGGAGGCCCAAATACTCCTTATGCAAAACTCAAGAAATCTGTAAGTGGTGCAATGATAGAATGGAGTAAGGCTTCTAGTAAAGCATCGGAGGCATTAAAATATAGGAGAGTTAAATGAAAAAGAAAGAGTGGGATAATATCCATATGCCCAAGATGCTTAGTAAAAGTGGAAAGAAAAAAGGGGCAACTGTTGCAAAAGCACCGAAAGTTAAGAAGGGATCTGGTACTCAAGTTACAGTCGCTTCAATGATGAAAGCATTTATACCGCCACCACCAGCAAAGAAACGTGCATTAACAAGGAATGATTATTTAAGTGCGAAAACTCCACAAGGTAAAAGCAAATGGAGCGTTGCTAGAGATACTATCATTGGCAACGAGGGAACCACAAAAATGCCTGTTACAAAATGGGTTCCTATTCCTAAAGGAGCCGAAGTTGTAGAAGGTAAACTAGAGATGCTGAAGGGCAGTAGCAGGGGGGCTGGAGAACGGAAAGTTACTACAATGGAAGATACAGGTATAACACGATGGAAAGATGCATACACAGGAGAGACAATAACTGATGATAATGAGATACAAATAGATCATACAGTTTCAATAGATAGAGCAAAGCGTAGTGGGGCGTTCAAGAAATTGGGCGATGCACAAAGATTTGGCACGTATTTAGAAAACCTTGTAATAACAAAAGAGAAAACGAATAAAGACAAAGGCGCAAAAGACTTAGGAGATCCGAAGTTTGGGGGATATGAACCTGCTCATGAGCCAAAGAAATATGCACAAAGATATGGTAATGTTATGAAGGACATGGGATTAGTAATGAAATATAGCGAAGGTCGTGGATATAAAAAGCATACAGGAGAAGACCCAAAAGGCCCTGTTCAACATATCCTTGATATGCAAAGAGGAGAACCAATCGCTGATACACAAACACGGCATGATACGTGGATGATGAGAGCTAGGAAAAAATGAGCAGTAATGCAGTAAAAGCACTAAAGATTGCAGAAGCAATTATTGAGTCAGAAGAAACTAATAAGCTCAATTGCTATAATCCATATGATTATCAGAAAAGATTCCATAATGCAAAAGACATGAAGGGTCGTCTTGCAAGGCAAAGACTCTTGATGGCAGCAAATAAAACTGGAAAGACTTACTGTGGGGCAGTAGAGATGGCATTTCACTTAACTGGCCTTTACCCTAAGTGGTGGACAGGAGCAAAGTTTCACCGCCCTGTTACTGCATGGGCTGCTGGAAATACAACAGGCAATACAAGAGATATAGTACAAGCAGAGTTATTAGGAGAGCCAGGTGATCCAGAAGATTTCGGAAAAGGAGCAATACCAAAAGACTTAATAGTGGGACAACCACAAAGACTTCCTGGTATTCCAAATGCATACCAAAATGTAATAATAAAACATTCTTCTGGTAAAAACTCTAAACTTATGTTTAAATCTTACGAACAGGGTAAACAGCAATGGATGGGGAAAGCTGTTGATGTGGTATGGTTAGATGAGGAACCACCTCAAGATATATACTCTCAGGCACTTCGTGCATCCTTGAAAACAGGAGGGTTAGTGTATATGACCTTTACACCTGAAACTGGAATGACCCCAGTTATTACCCAGTTTATGACAAAGCTAGGTAATTCACAGGCATTGTTCTCAGCGACATGGGATGACGCGCCTCATTTAGATGAGGGTATCAAGGAAGAGATTTTGAGGGCATTGCCTCCGCATGAAAGAGAAATGCGGTCAAAAGGGATACCAATATTTGGTTCAGGTATGGTCTTTCCTAATATAGAGGATCAAATACAATGTGATCCATTTGCAATACCTGAGTATTGGCCTAGAGTTTGTGGATTAGATTTTGGATGGGATCACCCTACTGCTGCAGTTTGGCTTGCATGGGATCGTGATACGGATACAGTATATGTTTATGACTGCTATAGACAATCTGCACAAACACCTGTTGTTCATTCTGCTGCAATACGAGAAAGAGGGAAATGGATACCTGTTGTATGGCCTCATGATGGATCGCAACATGATAAAGGATCAGGACACTCACTTGCAGATATATATCGGAGACAGGGTTTAAATATGATGCACACTCACTTTACTAATCCAAAAGGTGACATTGCAATAGAACCTGGTATCATGGATATGCTGCAAAGAATGGAAACTGGTCGTTTTAAAGTTTTTAGTTTCTTAAGAGAATGGTATGAAGAAGTTAGAATGTACCATCGTAAAGATGGCAAAATAGTAGCGAACAATGATGACTTGATGAGTGCAACACGATATGCTTGTCAGTCTTTAAAGTTTGCAACTACAGGGAAACCTACACATCGTAAAAGGAGAGCTGTTGGGGCTGGACCTGGTGAATGGAATTACTTTCCTGTTGATAAACCTACAAGAATATTTGCATAAGGAGATAATATGAGTCTTTTTAGTGATTGGTCAACCAAAGCCAAAACATACTATGATGAAAAGGTAAAGCCAGACGGAGGAACACCAAAGTCATTTTTCGATAGTGGGAAAAGATTAGTTACTAAAGCATATAATGAAAGATGGACTCCAGGTAAAACACCAGCGTATGCGGAGTCACATGCGACACAACAAATAAGAGGAATACTGAGTGATCAATTGAATCCATTGAGAAGTGCAGCAGCATCTACAGTAGAAGGAGCAAAACCAGGCCAATCTGCAGAAGATTTACTCTATGGTTCCCGAAGAGGAATACAGGGTAGAAGGAAATCTGGTAAAAGCAATAGTGAGGACTTGAGAAGGACACCTTATGCAATGAAGAATGATACTTTACTAACACAAGGGCAAAAAGCCAAAAAGTTAAAAGGGAAAGTATAGGAGATAATATGAAAGTATATACAGAAGTAAACTACATCTGGAAAGATGATAAATTAGTTCAAACTGATTCCAAGTCATTTGACTATGAGGGAGAAGTTTCCTTATGCCACAATAGAACAAGGCGAGTAGGGAGTAAGTGGACAGGTTACAAAACTATTAATATCCCACATACCCATAAATCAATAAATGATATTAAACCTAAAGGTGGGACTACAGCAGAGGCCACAAATGCAGCTAACGAAGCAGTTCATTCTGGAGCTACTGCAATTACTACAGGGATCAAGAAAATAAAAGAAACTGTAAGTAAAGGGCCTACTGGTGGAACAGCGAAAGATGTTGCAGATGCTTTATACGGAGGTTCTACTAAAGACCTAGTTGAAAAGGCACAAGAAACTTATGTTAATTTAGAAACCTCCTTTAATAAAAATAAGGATGATCTTGCACAAGCATTATTTGCTCCTACTAAGAACAAACTTGAGGAGACTGCAACATCAATTATAAACGAGAATATAAATAAGAATAGGCCAACTAGTAATGTGAATGGGCAAGAAGATGAACTGCTTTATGGTTCACGAAGAGGAATACAAATGCAAGATGAAGGACAAAGAGCTTCAAGTGGAGGATTACGAAGAGATATACATGTATTAAGAACATTGTCAGGTAAAGCAAAACCAAAAGGATAGAGAATGGCATATAGTGAAAAAGATCCGATTGCAACATCATTGGACAAACAGTATGAATTCTTAAAAGGTAAGCGTACTACTTGGGAACGAAATTGGCAGGAAATTGCAGAATATGTCCTTCCACATCGCTCCGACTTTACTTCTAAAAGGTCAAAAGGTGAAGAACGTCTAGAAATGGCTTTTGAAGGCACTGCTATGCGGTCATTAAAACGCTTTGCCTCAAATATACATAATGTTTTTACACCAATGGGTGCAGAATGGTTCCGTTTTACTACAGGACACCCATATTTAGATAATCAAAGACATATTGCTCTATGGCTAGAAGATGCAACACGAATCGTCAAACACCATATCTCCAGACCGTCATCGAACTTCCACTCTGCGATCTATCAGTATTACCTTGAGGCAGGGGCTTTTGGAACTGGTATTGTATTTGTTGAAGATATTCCTGGTCGTGGGCCTCATTTTAGGAACTTCCCTTTATCGGACTGCGTGTTGGCTGCTGGTGGAGAAATGGAGATTGATACCGTCTTCCGAGTCTACAAACAAACGCATAAAGACTTAATAGAGCGTTTTGACCCTGCATTATTACCTGAAGAAGTTTTGCAGAAAGCAGGTAGTGAGAAAATGCTGGAAGAAGTTGATGTAATACATTATGTTGCTCCAGCATGGCTTATGAAAGAACAGTTACCGCCAGATTGGATGTACCCATTTGTCTCTATTCACTATCTAAAAGAAAAAAAGAAGGTAATAAAATTAAGTGGTTATGAGACAATGCCATATATATGTGCTAGGTGGGAAAGATCAGATCGTGAAATATATGGAAGAGGCCCAACATGGGAAATACTTCCTGATATGCGATTAATCAATGAAGTTGAGAAAGTATATCTAAAAGGTGTTCAAAAAGCTATTGCACCTCCGATGTTTGTTCCAGACTCAGGGCTTCTTGATCCATTAGACACAACTCCTGATGCTATAAATTACTATACTGCAGGAATTGGAGGTAAAGATACTATATTCCCTGTTCCAAATGCTGGAAGAATAGAATATGCACAAGATTTGAATGCAAGATTAGTTAATTCAATAAAAGAAGGATATTACTTAGATGTCTTAGAGCTACCAGGCCCAATTGCACCTGATGGTGATGTAATGCGCTTCAGCGCAACAGAGGTTTCAGTACGGATGCGTAATCGTATGCCAGTACTCGGGCCTCTATTAGCAAGACAGGAATCAGAGTTGCTTGATCCCTTAATTAAGAGGACTGCATTTATTCTTATGAGATCAGGACAATTAGGTGAGATGCCTGAAGAATTACAAGAAGGATTTAGAGTTGAATATCTTAATCCTATATCCATAGCAATGCGTAGTGGTGAGGTTAATTCGATAGTACAGTTATTTGAGATGATTATGCCACTTGCACAAATAGACCAGACTATACCAATGTATTTCAATACTCAGCAGATACTTAAGAATACTGCAGAAGTATTACAAGTCTCTCCATCTAACCTGAGAACAGAAGAAGAAGTAGCACAGATGGTACAGCAACAACAGAATGAGAAAATGATAGCACAAGAACAAGAACTTGCACGAACAACAGCAGAAGTAGATGAAAGACAGGCTAATGCTGAAGCAACAAGGAAGCAAGCAGCATGAATTTTCCTTTTCAAGAAAGAAAAAGAGAACAAGATTTATTTCGTGATGTATTTAAAAATGAACAAGGCAAGGATTTGCTGGCTATTCTTGCAAAATCATTTCATGTTTATAAGACAGCACAAACACCTGATCCTTATATCTCTGCCTTCCAAGAAGGTCAAAGATCAGTAGTAATGAAGATAATAGAGATCGTTGAAACCGATCTTGAAGCTGTAAAAAGGCGGATGGATCAACAAGAAGCAGAACGTCTTAAAAGGAGACAATAATGGAAGAAACTGTAGCCCCTGAGGAATCAGGACAAGTTACTGAGCAGGTGAATCCTCTTGCATTTGATGCAGGGAGTTTACCTGAAGGATTGAGGGCAGAACCTAGCCTTCAAACATTTGACTCAGTAGATAAACTCGCAAAGTCCTACGTTAATGCGGTCAAAAAAATCGGTGGTGATCCAGCTAGACTTGTCAGTATACCACAAGAGGGTGAATCATGGGATAGCTTCTATAACCAAATGGGAAGACCCGAAACACCAGACGGTTATGAATTTGGTGATGATCCTGATAATGAATTAGAATTTTATCGGAATGCAACTCACCAACTTGGGCTGACACAAGATCAAGCTCAAAATATGCTAGACCTATATGCATCTGTTCAAGAAGAACAGAATGAGGCAAATGATCAAGCAACTGCAGATTTTGCAGTTAATAGTCAGATCGAACTCAAAAGAGAGTGGGGTGCTGATTATGATGGTAGGCTTGATCAGGCTCAACGTGCATTTGGTCAGTTTGCAACTCCTGAATTTAGTGCATTAATGGATGAAACAGGCCTTGGTAACCATCCAGAATTGGTCAAGGCTTTTGCTAAAATTGGTGCAATGTTAGGAGAAGATAAGCTCATAGTAGGAACAGGACTAGGACAATCCAGAATTACTCCTCATGATGCCAAAGATCAAATTCAAAGTCTGTACTCAGATCCAGAATTTTCTAAAGCATACAGGGATAATAAGGAACCAGGTCACAAAGCTGCTATGGACAAAATGGATAAGTTGTTTAAATCAGCATATCCAGGACCATAAGGCCAACACGGAAGATAAAAAGAAGACAATCATAAGACCTTCACTTTTCTCTTCTGCGACCCGATAGGACAATCGCTAGGCTATTGTTTATGTTCGCATGAGCCATGTGGCTTCATGTATCTTTTTAATACTTACTTATTGGAAACAATATGCCAACATTTAGTGATATAGAAACCAGTTACGTTCAGCGTTATGCGCAGGATGTACAGCATGCTTTACAGCAAAAGACAACCAGACTGAGAAATGCAGTATCCCAAAAACTTGATTGTTCAGGGATTGCTGAGTTCATTGATCGGATCGGGAATGCTTCTGCTGAGAATAAGAATGCTAGGTTCGCTGATTCTCCTGTCCAATCTATTGCTCATCAACGCAGGAGAGTTACAGCACGACCATATCATGCAGGATTTTTTGTAGAAGGTTTTGATACTCGTAGAATGAACTATGATGTATTCCAGCCCTATGCAGAAGCAACCAGCATGGCTATGGCTCGTAAAATGGATGAGATTATAGTCGATGCTGCCTTTGGCTCTGCATATCAGTCAGAAGGTGGAGCAATGGATGGTGCAACTGAAGTAGCATGGTCTTCATCTAGTACAGATAAAACACTTTCTGGTACTACGATTGGGGATCAGTTTATTGCTGCGGATTTTGCATATCATGCATCTCCAGTAGCTAGGACTAGTGGTACTGCAACAAATAGTGATTTCCCCTTAACTATTGATAAACTTCTTCGTGCAAGGAGAATTCTTGCTCAGAATGAAGCGGATCAGTATGATGAAGGTGGTAATCCACTTTTTACTATTGTGTGTTCACAGGCTCAGATTGAGGCTATGCTCCACTTAGAAGCAGTACAAAGTGTTGATTATAACAACCTTCGTGCATTGGTAGAAGGCCAAACGAATTATTTTGCAGGGTTTCAATTCATACGTTATGAAAAGATGCCTCTAATGGATAATACGAATGGCATGAGCCACGCAAGTAATGTTGGAGAAAAGGTGTTAGCCTTTCATCCTCTAGGTCTTGCTTTATGTGTATGGATGGACCCCGTTACTAAGATCGAACCCCGAGCAGATAAGAGCTTTACTCCGTATGCATATTTTGAAATGGATATGGGTGCAGTTCGTGTCTGGGAGGAAATGGTTGTTCAAATTGATTGCCTCAAAGTTGCTTAATTGCAGTTGAGTCCTTTTAGTTGAACGCTTAACTATAATTAAATAAGGAGTAAATATGGCAAATGTATATGGAACCCAACAGACTAAGGCGAATTCTATACCTATGAAAATGGGCGATGCTCATTCAATGGGTGGCAGAATGCGTGTTTTGTCTGATTCCTATCTTATTCCTGCTGCTGGATCAGTAACTATTGGTGATGTACTCACCATTGGCGAACTTCCAAAAGGAGCAAGAATATGGGAAGCGCATATGGGCGTTACAGCAACTACAGGTACGGCAAAATTAGAATTAGGAACGATAGTTACCTCTGCAGGTACTACCACTACTGATTCTGATGCACTTCTGCTTCCTGTTGTTCATTCATCCAACTTCAATCGTAGTATTGAAAGCGGACAGACTGCAGCAACAGCTAGTGTAGTGCCATTGTCTTATCCTGATGGTGCAACTATTATAGTTACAAACTCGATAGCCAAATGGACATCGGGTGAGACTATAACTGTTACGATTAAGTATACAATCGACTAACCATAATGGGGGTGTAGGCAACTATGCCCCCTTCACACAAAGGAATTTATGAATAAAGTTAGTGTAGCAAATCTTGCCTTATCTAACTTAGGGGAAGCTCCTATTCAAAATCTGAATGATAATAATGCAAGAGCAAGAATATCAAGTGCAAGGATTGATGATGTGATCCGTACAGTCTTAAGAGTGCATGATTGGAACTCAGCAATGAAAAGAGTTGCATTGACCAAATCCAATGATCCTCTATTTGGATGGAACTCAACATTTCAGTTACCTGCAGATTATATAAAAGTTATTGAAGTATGGCCTGTTTCAAAATTTAGAGTACAAGGAGCAGAGATACTTTCAAACGAAGATACATTAAATTTGTTATATATCTATGAACCAGCAGATATAAACTCTCTTGATGTACTGCTTGCAGAAGCAATAGCACTTAAACTTGCAGTAGAAATGGCAGAGACTCTAACTGGTAAAGATGGATTAAAAGAGAGAATGATGCAGAAATACTTAATGGCATTACAAGAAGCCAGGTCTGCAAACTCCAAAGATAAGACACCAGAACACAGGGAAGAATCTACATTCTGGAATGCAAGGAGAAGGGCATCTGGTCAACCACATAGAACATGGTCAACGCCATCTACAGGCTATGCTGTTCTTAACAATTTTATTCCACCTGCATCGTGATAAATGATATACGAATTTCATCAAGCTCGCTTTACTGAAGGAGTTTTAGCAAAGAGTCTTCAGGGGAGATCAACAGAAGAATTCTATAATTATGGTGTAAAGTCTGCAGAGAATATGATTCCTCTTATGGAGGGTCCTATGATTAAAAGACCTGGCACTGTCTATGTTTCTCCTGCTGGCAATACAACCTCAAGGTTATTCCCCTTCTACAAAGGTGGTGAAGAAGCCTATGTTGTAGAAGTTGGGTATGACACAAGTGCAAGTGCAACTACACTTGCTTGTACAGCATCTTCTGGTTCAACAACTATTACAACATCAGGTAATACAAATACCATATATGTAGGTCAGCATGTATATGGCGATGACGTAGATGGTGACACCTCAGGCTTCCCTACTAATAATTTAGAAAACTCTACACAAGTAGCTTCAATTACTGATGCCACGCATTTTGAAATAACAAATGTAACTACAGGGGCATTAAGTGGAACATTAAGTTTTAGTAACAAACCCTTCATACGTATATACTCACAGGACAAACTACTTGATGTATATAACACAACTACCCCATATGTTGTAAAGTCTCATAGATGGGTTATTGATCCAACTGCAGGAAGTAACCTAAAACCAATTGACGAAATTGCACAGTTAAATGTAACTCAAAGTGGTGATGTATTGTTCTTTTCCTGCCCAACAAGAACTCCCTTCATGCTTTCCAGAACACTAGAACCAACTAATGCACGAAGAGCAGAAGATGATAGTGTCTGGACATTAAGCGAATATATTCCTGAAGATGGTCCTTACCAGAATACAAATGCAGATAATGACTTAAGTTTTCTTATAAGTGGATCAACAGTAGAAGAAGAAATTGCTGCATGTACATTTGATGTATCTAATAATTATATCGTTGTTGCAAATCATGGTCTGCAAACTGGAGAGAAGATTAATCTGTCTGTTGCAGATACTACAAGTGATATAACAGGCAATACACAGATTATAGTTAAAAATGGGACTGTTGATCCTACAATTACAACAACTGTAACTGCCTCTGATGACAGCCCTGATTTACTGTTTACAACAACAAAGTCTCATGGCTTGCAGGATGACGATATTATTCAATTTGGACATGTAAGCGGATCATTGCCTGGGAATATATCAGCATCTACAGACTACTATATTATATCGGCACAATATTATACTTTTAAAGTAGCTGCTTCAGAAGGTGGAACTGCTATTGCCCATAGTAGTAATGGTTCAAATGTCTTTTTTGGTTCAAATAAAGAAACTAGCTATGGAGAAGGAGATCTCCTTTTAGGAGAACATCCTAATCCAGCAACAGGGACTCCCTTCTCATCTAATTCAGGTGTTGATAACCACTTTTATGTAGTATATTCATCTTCTACTTCATTACAAATATCAGATGCACCAACAAATAAATCATTTGATATTGGTTATCGTGATCGTGATTCCTCTGTTCCTCCAATTACAGGTGTACAATTCACAGGTAAATGCACTTTAAAACGAGTCAAACATGAAAGTGGCACAAGTATTACTATAACATCAAGAGTTAATGTTGGTGGCAGTTGGACTAATACAAGTGCTTCAAATGGAGGCCAGACCTTTAGTGATGCAGATATAGGCAGGATGATGAGGTTAAATCCTCTTGCTGATACTGCAACCAGGCGAGGTGGTATTCGGTGGGGGTGGGGTAAAATCACCGCTGTAGCCAATGTATATACCTGTACAGTAAAGTTAGAGACAGACCTATCCACAAACCCTGATACAACAAATGGGACCCCTGAGTGGCGATTAGGAGCTTTTTCTGGATTTACTAATTACACAACTGGAGTCTTTGATGGTACTGGCTATCCAAAAATTAGCCAAATATACCAGCAGAGATTTGTATTTGCAGCCACAAAGTATGAACCATCTACAATATGGCTTTCTAGATCAGGGAACTTTTATAACTATGCACCAACTGAATTAACACTACAGGACACTCCAGTAATTACAGGAGGCATAGCATCGGAAGTTATTTCTGATTCTAATGGACTTAATTTTACTATTGATTCTGATACTCTTGATGAAATCAAGTGGCTTGTTGATTCCAAGAAACTTGCAATTGGAACAACTGCAGGAGTATATTTCCTCTATGGGACAGAAACAAATCTAGCTGTTGTACCAACAAGATTTACAGTAAGTAGAGAAACTTCATACTCTGCATCAGATGTGTTACCTGTTATTGTGTCAAATGTACTTATATATGCACAAAGAGGAGGCAGAGAGATACAGGAACTTGAATTCTCTGGGGCAGAAGATCAATGGCTACAAAGTCGTATCTCAATGAAAGCATACGATATGATCTCTACAAGTAGTGTCGTTAAACTTGCATGGCAGGAAAGGCCAAATCCTATTATATGGATGATAATGGAAAATGGTCAGGTGTTATCACTAAGTTATGATCGTTCAGTAAAATTTAAAGCATGGTCAATACATACCATTGGCGGAAGTTATCAAGAAGGAATTGCAAAAGTCGTAGATATAGCAATAATACCTAGAACAGATTATGATCAAGTATGGCTTAAAGTTAGAAGAACAATTAATAGTGTTGATGTTGATACTATTGAAATATTCGACCGATTTCCTTCTGAGAATGTTATAACCAGGAATGAACTTGTATTTCTAGATAGTGCAAAAATACATAAAGCATCGGAAATTGTAGAAGGAACACCTACTGTTAATGGCCTTACAGCAATAGATGCAACAACTCTTGTTGTTCAAGGACTGACAACTGCACCTCCAATTGGAACAACATTTTATATAGGATCAGATCCAACTTTATATACAACAACAAACAGTCACATTACATCATGGACTCTGGATCAAGGTCTAGTACAAGCAGCAGCAGATGATGCAGTTATTGATCTTCGGCTAAAGATTCTTACTGTTGCACATTTAGAAGGCGAATCAGTAGGATTATGCACAAATGGTATGGAGCATGCCAATAAAACTGTAACAGGAAGCCCATATACAGCAACTCTTGATCATTCTCTGGCAACTACTGCTGTATCAGGATTATCTTATACTGCACAAATGGAAACATTGAGTCCTCCTACTCCTGATAATCAATATAATTTTCTCAAACGATTACTTACGCTGACAGCATTGATACAAGATAGTTTGGGAATAGAAATAGAATTTAATGAAACTACTGAAGAGCTACTATTCAGGTCAACTCAGCAAAATACTGGAGAACCTATTGATTTCTTTAATGGTTTTAAAAAGTCGTCACTATCAGGAATAGGTTGGGATACACATAATGTCATAATCCGTAGTACTAGTCCATTGCCGATGCAGATAAATTCATTGTCTCTTGAAGTAGAAACAGGAGGAGCGTGATGGATTTATGCAAACCAGTTAGTTTTAAACCAACACGATATACACAAGCACAGTTCAGGTATGGGATTTCAAAGTTAGAAGACCTGATTAATAATGATGATGATAACTCAGATTTGGTTGTAAGAGAAAATCCTCTCAAAGAACGATTTTTGGATCACCAATATATAAGAGAAGTGTTTAATCCAGCAGGTCAGTTACTAGTTACAAAGATACATAAGGTCGAACATCCTTTCTTCCTATTGCAAGGAGAAATGTCTATTATTACAGAGAAAGGGGAAGAGCATATATCTGCACCTTATTATGGAGTGACTGCTGTAGGTACAAAGCGGATCATATACACACACACAGATTGCGTATTTGTAACAGTTCATGCTACTGAGTTAAAAGATACAGATAAAATTGAGAATGAAGTGATTGCAAAAGAATACACTGAATTAGAGGAACTATGACTTATATTGCAGCAGGAGCAGCCATATTACAGTTGGGTGCATCATATATGGGTGCGCAAGCAGCTAAAGCAGCATCTCAATTAGAAGGAGATGAATATGATTTGTCTGCTATACAAACCCTGCTTACTGCAAGATACAATTTAGGCAATATTATCGAATCAGGAATGATTAAACACGATAGTATAATGGAACAAGGAGCAGATAAAGAAGCATTACTTAAAAGAGCAGGGAAGTTGCGATTAGGTAAAACTGTTGCTACTATTGGCGCAAGTGGTGTTAGAATGGATAGTGGAACAGCAAACCAGCAAATTATAAAAAGTGGCTTAGATAATGCTTCGCAAATACTTGCCAACCAGGAAGAATTAAATGCTGCAATATCAGGACTTGAGACTAATGTAGGTAAACAACTTGAAGAAACAAGAGTTAAAGCACTTAATGATTACAATAAACTGAAACGAATGGCTAAACTTGCACGAGAAGGTGGTAATACTGGACATTTTGCTACAATGATGACAGGTATAGCTGGAGCAGCAGGAACCTATACTAATTTAGGTGGTAATTTCTCTGAGTTTCAGACTCAGGAAACAGGCGGAGGCATAGAAACAAGCACACTACCTAAAAATTACAAACCAGGTGGCAAATAATGGCAGAAATAATACAACACGAAACTCAAGAAGCACAACTATTAAAGTCAAAAAGATCGCCTTTTACTGCTAAAGCACATGCGCCTCAACCATTGAGAGAGGCTGGCTATAATAAGCGGTTAGAAGCCGATATGTATGGTAAGGTTGGAGGTGCTGTTGATAGAGTAGGAAGAGTGGTCAAGGCATATTCTGATGCAAAAGATGTTACTCTTGCACGTAAGACAATGAAATTGATGGATTTTGATCATACTCAAACCATGCTAGATCTATCTACACATTTAAACCAAACTGATCTTGAAAATTTAGATTTAAAGGATACTGTAGCAAATTGGGAATTCAGACATGATAAAGATAGTGACGGATTTAAAATTGGGAAATCAGATAGTGCTGGTAAGCCTACTCATAGGGTGTTCTCTAAGAAACTAGAAGATTACGATATTCCACACAGTCAAAAAGATGCTCTGGAAAAGCACTATAATAGTTTGGAGAAACAGAAAACAGATTATCTTATATCAGCTCTTCCTGAAATTCTAATTGGTAAAGCAAAATTCCAATTAAATCAAACAACACAGGAAATAAAGAACAAAACTGCAGCGATATTTCAGTTACAAGACAACTATGCAGTAGAGCTTCCTGAAGGTTATCTTGACTTATATGATGCCGATTCTAAGCGAGACTTAAGTGATGGAGAAGTAGCGGAAATAGAAGCAGCAAGGGATCAGGCACTCTCTGAGCCAACTAAATATACACTTAATCTTACAAATGATGCTAATTCACAGTTATTGGACTTGTTTGAAGAGTATGATAAGAACTTGCTTGAATTAATGCATACTGGAGTTCTATCTGCAGAAGAAGCTATTGCACACCAAAGAATCTTCACTCAAGATGTAATGAAACAACAGTTTGATGCAGATGTAAGCAGAGATGAAGATGGCGCATATCTGAAACTAGCTAATAAAGGGTACTACATAGATCGGAACTTATTGCGTGGGCATAGTTTTACTCAGAAGTTACAACAAAAAATGCACATAGACGAAAAGTCTACTAGTCAGTTTGTAACTAATTTTAATTCTAATAAACAGAAAGAAGCTGATAAAGCATTAAAGGTTGCTGAGAAAAATGAAATAAAAAGTCGTGCAGAGTCTATTACTCGTGAAGTGCAAAAGGAAGACTCATATAATACTATGGACTACGATGAGATAGTACAAACATATAAAGATGCAGGAGTAGATGAATATATTGCAAAACAACATGCTAACGTATGGGAAGCAAACAAAGCGGCACATTTAGCAGGAGAGACAAATGATGATGTGTCGCTTCAGTTAAATAATCTTGCTGCAGATATAATGAATGATCATGAAACTTTCAAGTCTCTGTTTTCATATACAACATCAGATGGTCAGGTTCATGCTAAAGAAGGTAAACAACTAAAAGATGCACTTATAGAAAAAGGAGAAAGCAGACTTAGACAAAAGAAATTTGATACATTGTCACCTTCAGAACGAGGCCCTGGAGGAGCTGCAAATGTTAAATTAACTAAAGAGGAAAAAGCTAGGATAGCAAAGACTGCAGGTAAAGTAAAACCAGCTAGTATACAGAAAATGCTTAATACTAAGGAAGCGCATACTAAAGAAACCAGGAAACGTGCGCTAATTGGAGCAATAGAACGACAAGCAGGGTCAGCATTAGGCAGAGGAGATATAAAGGAAAGATACTTAGTATGGGATGCTGATAGAGAAATATATGCACCAGACTATAATAAAATAGAGGCAGTATATAAAAACTCAGGATTTGAATCCAACACAGAGATGGGAATTTATCTTAATGAAATTGCTAAAACTATAAATGCTGAAGATGAAGCAGAAAGAAAAAGAGTAAGTAACAAGAAGAATGTCAGTAAAGATTTTATGCCTGATCGTATGTTCAAAAGCGCAATGATGGCAGATAAAGAAGTAATGGAAGAAATGATTATTAATCTTGCATCAGGAGCACAAAATGGGACACTTCTTAAGGCTTTTTCAGAAGACCCTAGTCAGAGTTACTTCGATGTTCATGCTCGCAGCTACCTTAAAACAGCAGAGGGTCAGAAAGATGCAAATTTTAAAGCAAGATATGAGGCTGGTGGGGTAAATGGAGTCTTAACAGCAACACAACAACATTATAAGAACCAAGTGACACATGCGTTTGAGCAATTATATGGTATAGAATTAGATTTATTGCCAAATGCAAATACTAAAAGAGAAGTATTAGAAGGTTATTATGAAGAATTAACAAAGAATAAAAGTAAAAAGCAGGTAAAGAATGTATATACAGAGAAAGTAGTAATAAACCAAGTGGAGCGTTTAAAAGCCAGGATTCAACAATTGCAACCTCATGCGATTGGAGGGACACTTACTAGGCAATGTTGGAAAGATGGGAAACATGATCTTAATTGTGTGGCAGAATTTGTAAAAGCACATGGGAAATTACCTGATGGATCATCTAATAACAATGCGACAAGTGAGATACTTCTGCAAACACTAGGTGTTGGGAAAACAACTGACACTGATAAAGGTGTAGAAATGGAAATGGAGCAAAGATGAGCGATATATCAGTAGAAAGTATAGATGCAACACGAGAAATGCAAAGAGAGATGGCAGTCTCTTTTGGAGATGATCCGAGTTATTCAATGTTCCAGTTCCAAAAGGATTTAGTAGCAAAAAGCCCTAAATACCAATCATTAGCTGCATTATTCGATATATGGGATATTATGCCTAAATCTAACAAGGCAGATGTAGTAAAGTCTATTAATATGGGGATAGAAAGTTATAAAAAATTAGAAGCATCATTTACTGAGGATGACTTTAATGATAGAAAAACATTTATTTTAGATGCTCTAAATAATGCCCTCCCATCAATCTTAGAACACAAAGATCACAAAGCAAGGCATTGGAAACTAGTATGGGATCATGCAAGTGCTGAGATTTTTAAGGGTTCTAATAATTCTTTCCACAGTTGGAAAACTCAAGTAATGGATTCAATACACACACTATATGGAGAAACTACAGTATTGAGGAATAATACACCCATGAAAGTTGGGTTCCCTAAAGCATTGTTAGAAGCAGCAGATGTAGGTCAGGATCAATGGACTGATTCAAACAACTACTTCTTTGCAATGGCACATAGGAAATATAAAGGCTCTTTATCCTTTGTACCAAGACTAGATATAGTTAATGAAATGAGAGCGCAAAAAAAGTGGGCTGAGTCATTTAGAACTAAAGGAGATGTGCCCAAAGATGATGGAACATATATTGATGAACAAGGGAAAAAAAGACAACGCATAAATACACCCTGGAATGCATATGATCCTGAAGATGATAAATGGATGAAAGCACAAGAAAACCAGATTAGTAATTATAATCCACAATGGAAACAAATATACGAAGATATAGTTACTAATGGTAAAGGGAACATATGGATAGAGAGAATTAATGACTCTAAAGACTTAAACAGGATCAGGCTAGTAATTGTTAAAGGTGATCGCAACTTCCCTGATGACGTAGAAATAATAGGTGATGTATATGGGATGAATCAGGGGCAGAGTGAAACGGCAGGATTTAGCAGAGATAACGCAATAAAATTCATGCAAGCAAGACAAGCATGGCAATGGGGGAATTCAACAGATGATGCGTGGGATGCACAAGATTGGATACACTCAATCGTAAAGAATTTTGAACAATATGTTAATCGTAAGATTCGTCAGTTTGATGGTTTAGTAGATAGTGCTAATAAGACATTGGGTATGGGTGGAGCAAAACAAAAATCTCCATTATTGGATTTAGATTGGATTCCAATAGAAGAAGGAGGAGATTTAAGTAGAGACGAGATTGAAGTTTTATATAATGCATACAGTAAAACTGCATGGGAAAAGAAACATAAAAGAAAATTTGATCCACAAGAACATGCAACTGGCGGATATAGAGGATTAGATGGTTATAGTGATTTGTCTACAACTTCATTTGGTGGCAGATATGCAACAGAATTTACATTGCCAGGAAGAGTTGAAGCAGATATGTTTTTAGAACCATTATACAACGAGATAATTGCACATGAGAAGTCTATTGGGAGAAAATTAAAATCAAGACATGAAGAAGGATGGGAGGAGGACATAGAAGTACTCTATGATATAGTCCAAGTAGTAAAAAGCAGACTTGACAGGAATCCAGACATCTTTGACACAGGGAAATCAATATTCAGTTATGTATTAAATGATGATGGTTCCCAAAATTTGTTTTTCCAGCCAAAAGCAGAACCAAGTAATAGACTTGATCCCAAACGATACGAACAAACACCTATACCAGATTGGATTGGTAGAGGTATAAAACATTTACAAGGTGAAAAAGGGAAGGCATTATTTGATATTGCCAGAAAACTAAGCCCATATGTACCAGATAAAGATAGACCAAAATCAAAAGCAGAAATACTTGACCCTAGTACATGGGACTTACACCCACCAATGCATGGATGGTTAGATTAAATGATATTTCAAGAATACTCACATGAAGCTCCAAGTGTATATGCTAGGAGTCGTTTAAACGCAGCAGCAACTAGATGGCATAGTGGTTCATTAGATGCTTTTACTTCTGCAATAGAAGAAACACATGGTCAGTATACAATATTAGGATGGATGGTAGATGAGGCAAGAGAGTCACTATTGGGGCCTCAAACTCAAATTGCTGAAAAAGAATGGAATAAAGACCATTATTTATGGCGAGAAGATATTAAATGGACACCAGACTTAACAGTAGAAGTTGCTGAAGTGAGAAGGAATAGATCGGATCGGATCAGGGATTTATCCTTTAGACGAGCAAATGTTGACTTCTGGAGTCTTCCAAACTTATCTGGTACATTACTTGGTGCTATGGGGTCGCCTGAGAATTTAATAGCATGGGGAGGTATGGTTGGTAGAGCAGGAGCATTAATGGGGGCAGGTGCGAAAGTGACTACATTTGGGAAATACATAAAGCCAATACCTCAAGGGGCAACAGATGCGTTTGTGGCAGATACTCTATTTCAAACAGTTAAAGCAGGAGTTCAGTTAAACAGAGGAGAAGATATAGATTGGTTACATGCTGGTATTGAAGTAGCATTAGCAACAGCAACAGGTGGTATTTTAGGGACTGTACCAATGGCTTTACAAATTGCTAATAAAGTACCCGATGTATTTAAGCCAGCTCTTATGAAAAAGAGTCTGAATGATCTAGCAAATGGCAAACCTGTACAAGCATTTAAAGGTAATCCAAAAAGACATGTTGAAGAAGAATTAAATCCAGAAGCAAAAATAGAGGAGCTGAATCAACGTATGGAAGATATTAAGGATACAAGTGCAGAATTAACTAAAGACTTTTCCCTTGCAGCAGGGAAAGAATACGTTCAACATTCTATTGGAGGATTCAGGAAACTTATTAATAAAGTAGCAAACTGTGTAAGGAATAGCTCATGATCAATCCATGTAAAGATATATTACGTGACTCAGGCTTTAATAGTTTAGAGGCAGATGATGTTCTTGATAAGATCAGGAATTCTAATAAAAGCCTTGATGAACTTACAGAAGATCTTATCTTTAAACAAGAGAAGAAAGATTTCCATCCTCAGATGCAGGATCGTAGTTTTACAATAGGCAGTTCTTATTTAGATGCAATGGCATCAGTAGCTTCCACATTGAAGAAACCATATAAGACAATAATGAAATACTTTGGTTCGGATCAAAATGGAATTGCACAACGATCACAAAGTAGATGGATTAGTTTGTTATCTAGGTACACAGCAGAAACAGGAGTAAGTACTAGAGATTTCTTTAAAATGATTAATGGTGGTATCTGGGCAGACTCATATGAAGGGTTCCGTATAGCATTTGTTAGAGAAATGGGACATGATGGCGAAAATATGATTGCAGGAGATGTCCTTGCAAATAAACTGGCAAACTCAGTAAAACGTAATTGGAGACTAGATATTGAAGAAGCGAATCTTTATGGTGCAGGGCTAAAGTTCAAGAAACTATGGATGACAAATCAATATCATAATTCTGAATTATTGATAGAGCATGGAGCAGACAACTGGATAAGAGATATGCTCAAGGCAATAGATGAGGAAGCAACTATTGAAAATATTAGACATTTCTATCCAGAACTTGCAAAAATATCGGATGACAAATTTGATCTAGAAAAATTCCTTGCCAATACTCATCAGGCGATAAAAGAAGGAAGGACTACTGGATCAGGGATACTTGCGGAACAGTTTAAACTACATAGGATTTTTGAGTTTAAATCAGCAGATACACTTTGGGAATATAATGTAAAATATGGTCACAAGAACCTTGCACATGCAATATTACAAAATCAGGAGATGTTTCAGAAATACCTAACCATTGGCGAAACAATGGGATTTGGTAAAGAAACGAGAAAAACGTTAAAGACTCCATTAGCTGATGGCACTACTGAAGTAACAGAAGTTTTTGATCCTATCTTGGAAACAAGAAAAATGTTTCAAGCATTGAAGGATATGGGGAAGTTATCTGCACATGAACATAGCCAGTTAAGCGCAGTATTTAGAGAAATAACAGGAGATAATTTAATCGTTGGTTCTCCAATGAGAGCAAGTATGGTACAAAACTTCATTGCATGGCAATCAATGGCAGTATTAGGTAAATCCATGTTTTCTACAGTATCCGATCTAGGTAGTGCTGCAATAATGCTCCATAATCAGGGAGTTGGACCAGGGCAGGGATATTATGGATTAATTAAACATACATTAAGACAGTTCACTTCTGAACTATCTGAAACAGAAAAAAAATTAGTGTGGCAAGCATTACATACTGCAACTGATGGAACACTAATGTCTAATGCAAGCAGAATGGCTGTTGGACAAAAAACTGGTGGAATGCTCGCAAGAGGTGCAAATGAAATGTTTCATATAAGTGGATTAAATGGTGCAACTAATGCAATGCGTAATGGGTATGCATATATGTCATCTAATATATTAGCAAATAATCTAAAAAAAAATTGGGATGATTTACTACCAATGTACAAGAAAGATTTCTTGGAAAAGCATGATATTACTAAACAAGATTGGGAAGTACTGCAAGAAATAGGAAGTTTCAATGCAAAATTATGGAAAAAAGATGCGAATAAGCTTGAAAATTATGTTACAATGGATCATATTCTAGAAAGAGGTAAAGAATTAAATATAAAAGGAATTACAAAATTAGCACGTAAAATAGATAATTACTTTATTCAAGACTCACGATCTGCAATACCAGAAGCTAAAGTAAGAGATAGAGCTATACTACATGGCAACCATGACAGAGGTAGTTGGATGGATGTCACAAGAAGACTTTTAACAGTATTTAGATCATATCAATCACAGTTAGTAAGAAACTTATATCCACGTATTTATGAGTTAGGTCTTCCATCAGTAGTACATGTTGTACCATTTATGGGATTAGGTTATACTTCAATTGCACTTAAGAATTTAGTTAAAGGTAAAGAACCACCACCAGTGGACGATCCTGAGTTATGGCTGGAAGCATTAAATCATAGTGGACTAGCACCTATAATCGGTGATTTTATAGTAGGAGAATTTTCAAGGTATGACCATGACATGAGAGCAGTAACACAGACTGTCGGTGGTATTAGTGCTACTAAATTTAAAGGCTTTGGAGAACTGATGGTAGGACTATGGGATGGAAGTACAGGAGCAGCAGAAGTATGGAATTCCATTCGTTACAACACTCCATTTGCAAATTTATTTTATACAGAAGCAGCTATAAATTATGGGCTGCATTATGCAATGATGGAATCTCTTAAACCTAGATACTTATATGGATTAGAAGCACAAGCTGCAAGTACAGGTAGTGATTTCTTTTATGAACCTAGCAATCTATATGGGAGTTAAGGATGCTTACTTCTACAGATAATACATACGAAGTTACAGGTGCAACAGCCTCTACATCTTATACTTTTAATTATCCAATACATAAAGCAGCGGATCTTAAGGTTTATGTAGCTGGAGTTAGATATGAAACTGATCATGCTACATATGCACATACTGTAACGGTAGCAACGAACAAACAATCTGCAAGTGTTGCTTTTACTACTCCTGCCTCAGTTAATGAATTAGCACTAAAATTCGAAAGAATAGTTGAATATAAGCAGGAAACTGATCTCGCCAATAATTCCCTCTTTGATGCAGAGTCTTTAGAAACTACTTTAGATAATATAGTGATGCAGACTCAGCAAGCAGGAGTAAGAGCTTCTTCATCACTAGGATTTGATCCAGGTCTTGCTGAAAGTGAGTATGAAACTACTGTTACTGATGCAGGAACACTAAATAAAACACAAGATGACAGAAAGAACACTTTTCTAATATTTGATGATGATGGAGATATTGATGTAACAACTTTTACAAAAGGAAATGTTGATACACTTGCTGGTTTAAATGATGAAATAGTAACTGTAGCAGGAGAAATAGATCCTACCAATAATATTGCAACTGTAGCAGGACAAGATGCAAATATAACAACACTTTCAACAAATATCGGGAATATAGCAATAATCGGAGATGATTTATCAGGTACATTTTCAAGTATTGAAGATTGTGGTAATATTGGAGATCCTGTAACTGGAGGTTCAGGAACTTCTAATATAACAACTGTTGCAGGAAAGGCTACTGAAATAGGAAGGTTAGGAACAGAAGCAGCTGTTGCAGATATGGCAATACTTGGTACTGATGCTATAGTAACAGATATGGATTTATTAGGTGCTCCTGGAGTAATAGGTGATATAGAAACTGTTGCAGATAGTATTGAAGATGTAAATCGTTATGCGGCTGAATATATTATATCTGATTCAGAACCTAGTTCACCCACACCAGAAGCAGGAGATTTATGGTATGACGGAACCAATGATGTACTAAAGTTTCATAATGGTAGTGAATTTGTAGCAATAAACGAAGGTGATATTACAGCAGTTACAGCAGGAACAGGAATAACTGGAGGAGGAACATCAGGTGGTGTCACTGTAAGTCATACAGCACATACAGGTGATGTAACAGGTGCTACTGAACTTACTATTGGGGATGAAAAAGTTACTCTTGCTAAACAAGCTAACTTAGCGGCAGATAAAATAATAGGTAGAGCTAATGGTGCTGGTACTGGTGTACCAACAGCGTTAACAGCAACTCAGGTTCGTACTATAATAAATGTTGAAAGTGGTGCAGATGTAACAGATGCAACAAATGTTGCAGCAGCTGGAGCATTAATGGATAGTGAGTGTACAAACCTTGCTGCTGTTAAAGCATTTACTGGTGAAGCTGGTGCAACTGCAGATCAAACACAAGGTGATATTAATGGATTAGCAATAACTACAGTAGGAGCATTAGATTCAGGTTCAATTGCTACTGGATTTGGTACTATAACTACAACAGGTTTGATAACAGCAAATGGTGGTATTGAAACAGATACTAATTCAAAAGTAGTTCAAAAAGGATCTTTTTTACAAAATTCATCTCATCAATCTTGGGTATTAGGATATTAGGATAATATAATGGCTAAGCAACTACAATTAAGACGGGGAACTACTTCAGAACATGCTTCTTTTACTGGAGCAGTAGGAGAAATAACAGTTGATACCG